CGAAACAGTATCACTTTTCCAGAACCTCAAAGGAGGAAATCAAATGAGCAATCGCGGTAAAAATCTCGTAGGCGGAAGACGTCCCGGTTCAGGTCGTCCCAAGGGTTCTAAGAACATTAATTCTATGAACTCTGTGAAGAAACTAGAGGCTCTTGGCTTCGACCCCATCGAAGAGATGACAAAACTCTACGCAGAGATTAATGAGAAACTATCTAACGGTGATGTCAGAGTAGGCTCTGGTGCTTATGCACAGTTGTTAGCCACTCAAGGAACACTCATCAATAACCTCATGGCCTATGGCTATAAGAAGGTACCTGAGAAGGTAGAACAAGAGATTACGACTAAGCAGCCTATGGCAATCACTTTGACACTAAAACCTAAGACTACAGAAGAGAGTGATTGTGGCTCTCAAGAGGAGGCCCCTGATGAAAGACCCTAGACTAGACAGGGCAGGTGTTAGTGGCTTTAACAAACCCAAGGCCACACCCGGCCATAAGACTAAGAGCCATGTTGTTGTTGCTAAGGTGGGTAGTGAGATTAAGACTATTCGCTTCGGTAAGCAAGGCGCTAAAGGCTCTGCTGATGGTACCAAACGTAACAAGAATTTTAAGGCTAGACATGCTCCTAACATTGCCAAAGGTAAGATGAGTGCAGCATACTGGGCTAATAAGGTGAAGTGGTAATGGCCAAGCTAACCCCTAAACAAAAGGCTAGAGCTAAGGCTATGTCAAAGGCTAAAGGTGTTCGTTATCCTAATGCTTGGAGTAACCTAGCTGTAACTAAACCCAAGAAGAAAGCTAAAAGGAGAGTTTAATAATGGCTGTTAAGAAGAAAGCAGTCCCTAAGGGGATGCATAGGATGCCTAACGGTAAGCTTATGAAGGATAGTGCCATGAAGAAGAAGTCTCCATATAAGAAGAAGTCAGTTAAGAAGTCGGGCTACTAACAATGTTAGTCTGGATTAAGCTGATAACAGTTTGGATACCTTTTATTTATGGTGTAATAAAGGATATTGCTCCGTGGTTATACAGGAAGTATAAGACATGGAAGAAACCAACAAAGGACGATAAAGATGATTAAGTACATTATGAATCGTTTAGACATGTGTGCTAAGAAGCGCATACCCAGCTTATATAGAATGTTTAAGTTCCCTGAATCTAAATCATAAAGAGAAACATTAGAGAGATATATCATGGATGGAGTTGTACTTCACGAGGGTCAGTCGGAGATAATCCAAGACCTATTTATGGAAGATGATACACGTTACGCTGTTGTTTGTGCATCTCGTGGTTTTGGTAAGTCATTCTTGGCTGCTACAGCTGCTATGATTGCCGTACAAGAACTAATGGACCTGCCTGCTTCTGTGCCTAACAAGAATGTTGCTATCATAGCTCCAACGTATGCACAGGCTGTTGACATCTACTACCCCCTTATAGCCTACATACTAGGTGGTGAGGAGTCTGCTATTAAGTCCAGCAGAGTGGCAGGTACCTTTTGGTTCCCTAATAATGTAACATTAAAGATATGGAGCTATGAGGCTTCAGAAAGAATGCGTGGTACTGGTCAGTACTTCGTAGTGGCCGATGAGGTATGCTCTTGGCGTGGTGCTGGTACTTCCTTGAAAGAGTCTTGGGAGTCTGTCATACAGCCTTGTATTAGCACTCGTTGGTCTAAACAGAACGCTGATAAGTTCGGCGCTAAACCCGGCAAGGCGCTAATCATTAGTACCCCTATGGGCTATAACTACTTCTATGAGATGTACAACCGTCAGGATGCGGATGACCATTGGAGGAGCTATCACTACACCTATCACGACTCTCCTTACTTGGATGATGCAGAGATAGAGAGAGTGAAGCTAACACTAGACCCCTTAAAGTTTGCTAGGGAGTACACAGCCTCTTTCGAGGACTCTGGTAACACAGTGTTCTACACGTTTAACCGTCAAGAGCATATGGACAAAGACCTAGCCTACTTTGAGACTGGCGAGGATGTACACATAGCTATTGACTTTAACGTTGGTATTATGGCCTCTGTGGCCTTTGCCTTAAGGGGTAATCAGATACACATACTAGATGAGTTCCAAGGACACCCAGATACAGAGACACTAGCATCGGCCCTTAAGAGTAAGTACTCAGGGCATAAGCTAATCTCCTATCCTGACCCTAGTGGTAAGGCGAGGAAGTCCTCTGCTGCTGTAGGTAGAACAGACTTCAGCATACTACAGGCTGCTGGCATATCTACTAGAGCGCATAGTAAGGCACCTCCTATCATCGACAGTGTAGCTGCTGTTAACAAGAAGTTCAAGAATGCTAATGGGGATATCGACATGTATGTCCACCCACGTTGTGTGAACGCTATTAAGTCTATAGAACGTACCGCTTGGGTAGAGAGTAACCCTGACACAGCCACCATCTGTAAGAAAGAGGGTGTTGAGCACTGGACCGATGGTCTACGTTATGCTGTGGAGTATTTATTCCCCGTAAGAGGTGGTACCAAAGTAACAACCAAAGGCTTTGGATTCTAGTATATGATATACCATGACAACTGGTGTGTTTTACACATCCCCAGAACCTCTGGTACTAACTTCAAATATAATGCGTTAATGAAGTATAACTACTCTTGTACTCTGCCCTACAAAGATAGTACGGTAGAGTCTAGGTTAAGTCAACACAACCCCATAAGTTCTTTCCCTGCTATGGGCGACAGACCTGTCTATGCGGTAGTAAGACACCCCTATACAAGAGCGTTAAGTCTTTATGGCTATGCTATCAATGATGCACAGTTTAAGAGTTTATTTGGCACTATTAGTTTTGAAGAGTTTTGGGATATAGACATCTCTGAATGGTGTGGATGGTCGTTAAGGACTAACCAACACGAGTTCATTAATGATAAGACGGTATGGTTTAAGATGGAGGACTCTCTGGAGGGCCTCTACAAGGCCACTAAGGTTACTCACTATAAACGTTTTATCAACAAGTCTACAACCCCCTACACACCGTACTTTAACGATAACAATAAGAGTCTTGTGGAAAGTATGTTTAAGGAAGACTACCACAGGTTCAATTACAAATAAAGGAATACCACCATGATAGTCCAAGCAAATAGGACGTCTAATCGGCAAGGCTATGTCTTTTGCTCAAAAAAGAGCCTTAAAGAAGGCGGTTAAGGCCTCTGCTTTAGCTCGTAGAACTGGTGCAAAGAACATTAAGAGGCTTAACAAGTCTAGTAAGGTTCAAGCAAAATTAGTTAAAGTCACTGGTCAGCGTAACAAAACCTTTGCTAAAGTCACTGCAGTGAAGGTAAGTCAAAAACAGGCGGTTCTAGCTAAAGAGTCTGTTAGAGCAAACCTTAGTTCACAGGCTACTGCGAAATATGTTTTTAACGGGGCTAAGAAGAGGGCTAAGGCTTCAAAGAGTCTTTCTATTCTTGACTCGGATAATGCTCAGGTTGTTCAATCAAATTTACAGGATGTGCTTAAACTAGCCAAACAAGACAGGCAGATGGAAAAGCTGACTAAGAGGTACGCAAAGCTTTCCAAGCCAATAACCACTGGGCAAGTCGCTAGGCGTGAACTCGCCACTAAGGCTGCTGCTGTTGTTGGAGTAACGGCTGTTGCTGGTGCTACTGGTGCGGCTGGTTATAAGGCTACTCTTAAAAAGATTAAACAGACTCAGGACCAAGCTCAAGCAGCTTTCGTAATGTCTACTATCAGAGCTTTAAAATAAAGACTGCTACAGGCACAGCAACTTCCAAACCACGTAAAACAGGAAAGATTAATAAAATGGCAAAACGTTATAACCCCAAAACAAAGAAGTTTGAAGACCTCCCCCGTTCTGATAGGGGTGGTAGGGCGGTCAACACCTCTCTTACTGGCCGTGCTAGTACTTCTAAGTCTGGCAAGGCTGTAGTAAGTAACTCTGGTAGTAAGGGTGGCAAGGTCTATGCACCTACTGCTAAACAGTCTGCTAAGAACCTAGTTAAGCGTACTCTAGCAGGTAACACTGTAGGGGCTAAGACTGCTGCTACAAACCTAGCTAAGACAACTAAGAAGGCTGTCACTAGTTCTGTAACTAGCAATGTAGCTAAGGCTCGTCTAGCTGCTGCTCCTGCTATAAATAGTGCTAACAAAGTTGTTAAGAAGACCGCCAAGACAGTCAACACTAAGGTAAGACTTAAAGCTAGCAAGGTTCGTCAGAGCGTTAAGAAGGCTGGTAATTCTGTTAAGCGTACTTTCGCTAAGGTAGACACTGCTGGTGAACGTAAGGCTATTGTCAAGAAGGTCGCTAAGAAGGTCAATACTAAGGTAAGACTTAAGGCTAGCAAGATTAGGCAAGCTGGTAAGAAGCTTCTTAACAAGGTAGACACTAAGAAA